CGGTGTAACGCACGGTTTTCTCACCGCGAGCGATGGCCGCCTCAACCGCGTCGAGGTGCTTCTGGGTAAATGACATATCAGCGTCTCTTCAGGTAACCGCTGGTGGAACTGCGGCGTTGAGGTGGTGGTACGACAGGTCGCGATTGGGCGACTGGAGCGACCGGAGCGACCGGAGCGACAGGTGGCAGATTTGACTCATGTGCAGGAAATCTATCAGTGGATTCCTGAACTTCGATCGGAGTGCTGACGGTCGATTTTTCGACAAACAATTCAGACTGGGCAAGCGCCTGAGCGACACGATCCCAATCACGTTCCTTGTATCGATCCAGCCCCAGGTAATGCGCCATCGCAAGGCAATACACCATCAGGTCTAATGCCTCGTTGCGCTCGGACTTGCCCTTAATCCATTCGGTCACTGGCTTATTTTTGACGTAACGTGTGATGCGGCGCTCAGCCACGCATTGGGCAAAAAAGTCGTCTGGCAGATCTTTGGCAAAATGCAACGCCCCCGGCCCTGATTCGAATGGGTAGCGGTTGTAGATCCAGTCCTTTGCCGTATCAGTACCGACGAACCACAGCTCGGCGCCGTTGCGTTCAGTCTGGCCTCGCCATGTCACATCGACCATCGAAGGCCGCTGAGCAATCGGAGGTTTTCCCGGTTTGCTTGCGCCTTTGATGGCGAACACATTGCGCCACCGGCGGACACGGCAAAACTGATAAACATCGTTGGTGTGGTGACCGCCCGTATCGATAGCGGTCGCCAAGATCGTCAAACCGACACCACAGGGATGCCAATAACGAGCCTTTAGTTTTTCATCCAACGCATACCAGGTCTGTTCATCCGAGGGGTTACCCATAATCACTTGGTGGTCGATGACCCAACGCTCCATCCCGATGCCCCAACCCATGACCATGAACTCAAGCCGATTCGCTTGAACGTCAACGGAGGCTGTAAGCATCAGGGCACCGTTCGGAACAGAGCCCAACACGTAGTCTTCCTGCAATGCACGCGCCTGCAGTACGCTGGCCTTGGTCTGTTCCTGAGTGCTGTCCCAAACCTTCGCCAGGCGTGTGTTAAAAAACACCTGCATCGCTTCAAGGTCACCGCTGGCCTGTTTGATAACGGCTTCGTCGTAATCCTTGGCCATCGACAACCAACTGGTCCAGCCCAACGGTGCGTACAGTGCATTGAGATGAAAGCCTACGGTTTCACCATCCCCTTCAGCATGAGAACGCCACTCGCCGCGAGCCAGCATTTCACCCTTGTGATGTTCTTCAATCATCGCACCACAATCAGGGCCGCTGCAGAGGTACTCAATCCGGCTGTAATCCTCGGTGTACTTGAGATTTTCCCACTCCAGTACTTGCATATGCTGACAATGAGGACACGGAACGTAGTAGTAACGTTGATCACTCATGGCAAACAGATCAGCAATACGCGAGGCCCCCTTAAGGGTCGGTGAGCTGGAAAAGTAAAACTTGGCCTTTCTGCCAAAGGTACTGCCCCGGATCTCGGCCAGCTTGACCGGGTCACCTTCGTTGCCCACATCGACCTCCCACCGGTCGATCTCATCACCATAAATAAAACGCGCCGCCAGCTCCGCCAGGTTGGCCGCGGAACCCGCCGTCACCGCGTAAAGCGTACCGCCTTCAAACTCTTTAGTGTCCTGGGTGTTCTTCGCATCACGCGAGCGTGGTGCAGCCACTCGCTCACGCAATACGGGCGTCGCATCAATCGTTTTACTGATCCGCGACGAAACCCGTGAAGCGAGTTTAAGCGTGGGTAGTAGCGTCAAAATGTTTGAGGGCGACATGTGAATTAACGCGCCTATCCAGTTCAGGGCGATCTGGGTTTTCATGAGTTGCGAAGCCACCATGGTAACCACGCGTTTGCACGGATGAGCCGGAGACAAGCAGCGCATGGGTTCACGGGCATAGGGCGTGCGGGATGTCCGATATTGGCCTGGCTCAGCGGCACCCACACTGCGTGGAATTCGCATGTATTCATCCGCCCATTCATCGACCCAAAGATCCGGATCAGGGCGTAAGCCACGCAAGTACGCCACACGGTAGACCTCTGCTCCGTCTGCGTATGGGAAATGCATAGGGGGTCAGCTCTTGGTGGTTAATGCTCGGGAAAGATCACTGGCAGACATGCGCTCAGCATCTTCGAGTGTTCTGCGAATTGCTGCCGTCAGGTGTTTTTCGATGTCCCAAGGATCGGTCATCGCGACCAGTTCCGGAGCAATCTGCGGCGGCATGCCGAGGAGCAAATCACGCAACATGCGCCCGGCTTCGAAGGCGGCTTTGTCGACGACGTCAGCCTCAACTAAAGAGCCATTTTCTTTACGTACCTGGCTTTCAATTTGCTCTGCTTGAGCATGTTCGCGCCGCGCACGAGAGCGTTGATAATCAGGAATGGCCGGCTGCGCAACGGCAACAGACTGCTGGACAGGAACCGGCTGTGGGACCGCTGTACGCTGCTTGTCCTGAGTATGACGGGCCGTCACGCCGACCTTGCTTGGATCACGCGTCATGGCCAGAAATTGCTCGCTGGCATCAACATCGATCAACCCTGCTTCATCCAACACCAACCGATTATTGAGTATCAGCTTACTGATGTGCTGCTTGGACCAGCCCTTCAGCTCGCCGTATTCCTTACGTGTCAAAAAAGCCATGTAGCCTCCTATCTCCAAGCCCGGTCAACTGGTCAACTAGTCAACTGAGGTCAACTAACTTTGAAACTCAGCCACTAACGAAAAGCCGCGGGTTTCCGACCCCGTACCCTCGGGATAACCCCAGGGTCCCCGGCGGTTTTCGGCGCACCAGATCGGTGCGTCACCCTTGCTCGCCCCCGGCGGGCGGGACTTCGCAGACGCCCAGCCGCTTGGCGGCCCAACGTTCGTAAAGTCCGATGGCGACATCGGCACCGGCCATCGCCGTCAGGCAGCCCAATGCGCCCGCCGTCCAGATCGACATACCAGCGGCGATCATCAGCATCATCGCCGACACGCCGCAGACAATGCAGGCACCAGATCGCAGTGCCAAACGCCGCAACAATGCCCAGCCCCGCGCCCCGTCCTTGTCGGCTCGCCACATCTCACCGGATACACCGCCGACCAGAGCCAAGACGATCACTAACCAGATCGGCATCTCTGCCAGTGCTTGTTGCTCGTTCGTCATCGCCCTACTCCATAAACGCAAAAACCCGGCGCAATGGCCGGGTTTGGTGTGTGGTGCCTGCCGCTCTCTGCGGTCGCACCTATCGAAGATGGATACTTTTTACAGGTGGATTCCGGTGGCAGCAAGCGAGTTTTAATGCCATGGAGCAATACGGGTGCGACGTGGGTGTGACACAGGTACAACGCAGGTGCAACGCATTCAATCGGCTATCGCTTCTAGTGCCCCGTCCTACCTGTCCCACTATGCAGAGTCGAAGTAGGACAGCTACAGGCGCCTAAATTCGGTGCTCTGCCCTACTGTCCTACCCTATTTAAGTTTCTCTTGTGTATAGAGAGAAAACTAAAAGCACGCATGCGCGCCATGGGCGCGACTACGTGCCCGCTATGCTTACGTGTGCATGGGGCGGGCAAAGGTTGGACAGTAGGACAGCCCAGCAATGGCGCGGCCTGCACTTGTCCGACTGCACGAAATGGCAGTCGGACAAGGCCGGACAGTGGGACTGGGATACGCGGAGTCATAGCGGGGGTCACGCAGCTTTCCCCATCAACATGCCGGCAATGTGCAGGTGCGCTTCGTGCAGACGTTGGTAATAGGTATCGCGACTGCAACCACAGTGGGTGTATTTCTGCGAAAGGAAGCTTTCGTGATTGCAGTAATGCTCCCACACCACGACAGAAAGCTGCGCAGGCAGGTGCTTGTTCACAATCAGCTCGATATCGGCCGATTCATCCAACAGCACCCGACTGCCGCGAGTACCACGTATCAACTCGCCTTTGCACTCCATCAACATGGCAATCATGTTGCCGCCACTCGATCCGCCGTAGGTTTCGGTCATCGACGAATGTAGATCCTGCGCCCAGAGCTTGAGCATCTCATCAATGCGTTTAATCAAAGCACGGCTCCTCTACCAGGGTCGGCTGCAATACAGACACACGCCCCCAGGTCGCAGGCTTCTGATAGGCCCACTGCCGGATGCCGCTCTTTGCCAAAGCCGGCATGCGCTTTTTCCGCCAGCCCAGACGATGCATGATCGCGCCGACCCGCATCTGCTCCGGCTTACCCCAATGCCCATAGTCCAACTTGAGGGCCTGGGTCAGGATCTCGTTGCCCGTAGCGGTTTCGCCGATCTGTGACTCCTCTAACCAGGTCAGGATTGGCCCCTCCCATTCGTCAACGACAAAGCGCTCGTCCTGTGCCTCGGCAAACATCCAGGACTCGTCCTTTGTCACCCACCAGATATCTCCAGCCTCGAAGCAGAACACCGCTTCAGCCCACAGCTGGTCGCGGATCTCGCGTAGTTTTTCTAAGTCGACCTTATTGCAGAACACCGGCCAGTAACGCCGGTTGCCGGTAGCGTCCTTGAGGTATTCCTCTTGGTTGGTGGTACCCACGAACACACACTGGCGTGGCACGTCATTCGTTCTGCGGCCGTAGCTTTCGCGGTAAGTGTCGGTGGAAGCCGAGAAAAACTGTTTGGCCTTGGTGCTTTCGGCCTTGTTGAAGCTGTCCAGCTCCCCCAGTTCGACGATCCATTTGCCGCGTATTGCCTGGAAACTATCCTTGTCGCCAAGGGCAAAGGGCGTGTCCATAAACCACTCGCCACCGAGAATGCCCATGGCGGTGGACTTACCCTCACCCTGTCCGCCTTCGAGGATCATCACCGAGTCGGCCTTGCAGCCAGGGCGCATCACCCGAGCCACCGCAGAGATAGGCCAACGCTTACCGACCTTGCCCGAGTACTCACTGGCCTGGACCCCGAGCACGTCCGTCAACCAGTTTTCTAGCCGAGGCACGCGGTCCCATTCGAGCTTTTCGAGGTACTCACGCACCGGGTGAAAGGAATGGTCGTGGGCAACCACGCTGACCGCCTCAATCACATGAGACGCTTTGACCCGCAGGTTGTATTGCTGCGCGAGCCACTTCATCACCCGCATGTCATCGATGTCAGCCCAATCGCCAGCACCTCCGCCAAAGGGAGCGGACCGCAGCTTAACGATCTTGGAGCTGAATACGCTGTAACCGATGACACCCACCCAGCGCTCATCATTGCCCAAGATCAGCTCGACGTTCTGCATGTGCGCGATCAGGGAGCCATTTTCGGTGCGGGCCAGTTGATCCTTCCAACCACCCGCTGCAGGAGGTTTGACCACCGCCAACACCTGGCGGCGAACAGCCTCCAATCCTTCCGCAACATGCAAATCGTTGAAGTCAGTCCACTTAATTTCCCGCTCGCCCGAGAAGACCGGTGCGACCACCTGACCGCCGACGATCAACGCGGCGTTATTGGCTTTTTCTTCACCAGGGTTCCAAGGATCGCCATTAGGGCGCTTGGTTTTCCAATCATCGTCCCGACAGAGGATCAGCGGGCAACCGGGAAAACGCTCCCGCATGGCCTTGGAGACCGGCAGCAAGTTACCCGCATCAAACGCAATAGCGACCGTCAGCGAGGTCGCCATGTGCAGGCTGGCGCCCGTGGCGTATCCCTCACACACCAATACCGGCTCACCTGGCTCAGGGTGCGGGCCGATCAAGTGGAAAGCGCCCTCTTTGGACATGCCGTAGGGCCAGTAGGCTTTGTCACGACCGGTGTCTTCTTGCTTTGTCGGGAAGATCACCTGCAGGCCGACGATCTGGTCTCGCACGTTGTACATAGGCACCAAAAATGCACCGGTACGAGGCGCATAGCGGACCTTGAACCCAACGATCTGCTTTCGATCCAGATAGGCGCTTTTGCCCTTTTCCGGCATGCGCTTGAACAAACCGGCTGCGCGGCTAGCCGCTCGCCGTGCCGCGTTGGCCGCCACCTCGGAGGCCTTACGCTTGGCGTCTTCCTGCCGGGCACGCATAACCTCGCGCTCTTCCGGACTCATGCGCCCAGCCTTCACCTTGATCTTTTTCGACTCGCCCGAACGCCAGTCACCGAAGCTACCGAAGATCAGCGTTTCGTTTTTCTCGGTGTGATGCTCGTGGACGACGTACCAGCCGTTCTTTTCCTTGCCCTTGTCCTGAGAGGTTTTGCACCGGGTGAGCTTGCCAAAGATCAGCGGTTGTTCGGGCTCAAGCCCGTAGTCTGCGAATTGATTCAACACCTCATCGAGCATACCGGGCCTCTCGCGATTCAGTGATGGACTGACAGTTCAGGCATTGGGTACACCCCTGTTGAGCCACCCGACGTTTTTCCGGGATAGGTTCTTCGCAGTCCTCACAGAACAGAAATGAATGCGCCGCCAAGGCAGGCTTGGCGGCGTTTCGCGCAGCCAGTGCCTGATCTAGACGCTCCTGCACCAGGTCGTTAGCAAAGTCAGCAATGTCAGCCACGATCAACACCCCGCGTCGTCTGGTTGACGTAAGTGGCGCGGTTGAACATCCCCAGCAGCCCTTGAATACCGCGAAACACCTGCAGGCGAATTGCGGCAAGCTCTTGGTCCGTCACCACACCGTCGCCGATGCTCTTGGCCCAGATATCCGCCAAATCAGCCACCTGCCGAAAATACTCAGCAATGCCAGTGGTCAGGGTTTCAGGCATATCGTTGGTGTATGCCTCGGCCAACTCCTGCCAAGTTGTGTCCCCTACCAACGCGTGAACGGCATCCAGAATGCGGCGGTCCTTGGTAAGCTCCAGGATCTCGCCGAACTCCTGAATGTTCACCGTGTGGCTGGGGTGGGTTGGAGACAATTTGTGCTGCAGCGTGGTGGCGTTTCTGCCGGTGGTGGCGGCAATTGCAGCGGCGCCCCCGGGATAGTCCCGAGCAGCATGGTAAAGCGCTAGATCGAGCGGCAGAATTTCCCGCTGCGCCCGTTCTACAGAACTCAGAGCGATTCGGCTCATGGCATTAATCCTTATAAGTTGCCAGTGCCGCGCGACATGCAGTGGTGATACATTTGCCGCGTGGCTTGAAAGGGCCCAAACGCCGGCTAGATCTTCAGGATCGATACCGGCACCGTGCCAAGGCAAACGATCCGTCGTTTACCTCTGGCGCAACAGCTGCCCAATCTGTGGTGGAAAAGGCAGCAACACCAAGGCTTCCGAGCCTTGGAAAGCGCGGTATAGATCGAC